ATTATTTATATATTTATATAGTTAGCATTATTGTATTATATATGCATTTTGGCGGTGTGATACTGCATTATTGATATATTATGATATGGGTATATTTATATAGATATATTTTTGTTATTATATTTATTTGTATTATTATTAATTGTTTGTTATTGTTATTATTATTATTATTTAAATTGTAACAGAAGTTTGCTTTCCTCTCTAATTTCAAAAATATATAATTATTTAACACTATATTATTATTTTATAGTGTTTTTTTGTTGTGGTTTAATGTATTATTTATTGTTGTTTTAACCCTTATAAAATAACGATTTATTATAGTATTAACGAACGTTAACACCCCAACCCTATTTTTAAAAGGGTACTAGGGGGCTTTTTTACCCCCGTAAATATATAAAAAATAACAAAAGGATTCACATATATAATCATTTTTAAAAATACTTAGCAAAAATATATATTTATTAATTTATATAAGAAATAATCAAGTAAAATTGGTTATTTTTTCATTTTATATTAAAAATTCATTAAAAGTTCAGTAGACAAAATGATAATGTATAAACAGTTAATATATACGTATTTATAAACGCTACATCTTACAGAATGATAGCTATAAATACTAATCCTAAAGGTGATATTACTGATAGAGAAGCAAATTATATATAAAATATGTAGCTTAGCCTTTAAATATAACACTAAACTTATAAAATTATATAGTTCGTGAATGAACCAGTTACATTGGAAAAATGGGGGTCATTTATGATACATGAAAGGTGATGTAAAATGAAAAGAATCATTTATACTGATAAAAATAGAGAAATAATAGGTAATATATGTAAAAAAACAGCAGAAAATAGAATTTTATATATATACATAAGACAGGATAATGGAATTATTGTTAAGAGACCATATGAAAAATACAAAATTCAAGAAATCAATTAAAAAACAATAAGTGAGGATCTACTATGGAAATAATTTTAAAAAATGGAGACTGTTTAGAGTTAATTAAAGACATACCTGATAAATCAATAGATTGTATTATAACTAGTCCGCCTTATTGGAAAGGTTTTGAATATGAAGCGTATTTTAATTCATATAAACAATATTTAGATTGGTGTGAAATATGGTTAAAAGAATGCAAACGTGTTTTAAAAGATGACGGTACATTTTATTTGAACGTGATAAATGATAGTGAAATAACGATCAGAGCATTTGAAATAATGGAATTAGCAACAAGAAAAATAATGTTTAAATTGCACGATACAATTATTTGGTATAGATATAACCAGCAACCAGCAAATACAGACAGGCAATTAACTAATCAGTGTGAATATATTTTTATGTTAAAACATACTTCTGCAGGCGTAAAGTTGCATAAACAAGAATTATATTCAAGATTTCCAGAATTGTTTAAAACAAAAAATGTAGGAAATGTATGGGAAATTCCATTCAATCGTGGAAAGCAATCAAATAAAAGTTTTGGAAGAAAAGAAACAAAGTCTAAATGGGGGCATAGTGGGTTCCCTTTAGAATTGCCAGAAGCTTGCATATTATTGTCTACGAAAGAAAATGATACAATATTGGATTTATTTATGGGTTCAGGCACAACAGGTGTTGCTTGTAAAGAATTAAATAGAAATTTTATAGGAATAGAACTGAATAGAAACTATTTTGAAATTGCTAAAAGCCGTATAGAAAATATTTCAAATAGTAACTAAAAAGGAGAAATAAGAATATGGATAATTATAATAAACTTTTTATGATTATAAGAAAAACAGACTTATTAAATTATGATGAAAAAAATGAGTTACAGTTATATTTGATGAATTTAAAAGAGCAAGTCAAAAAGCAAAAAAAAGTGATTGATAAAGCAATAAAATTTATTAATAGTATTGATTTATATAGTCATGAATATGCTTTAGACAGTATAGAAATAAATGAATTATTAGATATATTAGAAGAGGTGTCAGAATGAATATTTATATTGATGTAGAAGATAATCATTATAGAACATATCCTGATGGGGATATAGCAACTATAGACCAAATGAGAGAATTAATTGAAAATAAAAATTTGTCTATTGCAAAATTACAACAAAAAAACAAAATCTTAAAAGAAAATGCAGAAAATAATGACAAAGTAGTAGATAAAGTTAATTGGGAAAATCAACAATTAAAAAATAACATAAATAAATTACAAAAAGAATTAAATGAGGAAAACTTACAATGTAGCAAATATTCTATAGAACTTAATAATTTAAAAGAAGAAAACAAAAAATTAAATGGTGCTATACAAACTTATGACATACTTTTAAAATCAAACGTTGAAGAAAATAAACAACTAAAAGATAATTGGAATAAGTTAAAAGAATATATAAAAGAAACTAAGTTAAAGGAATTTGAAAAATCATATGGTAAAAGATTTGGAAAAACATTTATACAAGCAGAAATAATTGTGTGCAATATGATTTTAGATAAAATGAAAGAACTAGAACAAGGAAGTGATATTAATGAATAAAGAAGAAACATTAAAACAAATATGTAAAATGATTTCAAGTGGTGATATTCCTAAACAAATATATGATAAATATTTATCTAGCACACCAATTGGTTTCATGAATTATAAAGAGTTATGTGATTTTTTTGGAATAGTAGAGAAAGTAGAGAGTGATGAGTAAATGGATGATAAAGAATATACTTACGACATTGATAAATACACGATAGGTGTAGATGAAAATGGAGAAGATGGAATTGGTATGACTGTTGCAAAAATAGAAAATGGAGAAATTAATTTTTTAGGTAATTGCTACGGTGAAAATGCTAGATGTATTGATTTATTAATAAAAGAAAATCAAAAATTAAAAGAAAGATTAGAAAAAATTAATAATTATTTAGATAAGTATTACACAGTGGAAAATCAATATTGGTTTGACCATATAAGAGATATTGTAGAAGATAGGTAGGTGAAATAAATGAAAGATAGAGAAGAATATATAAGTATATTAGAACAAGATAATGCAGAATTAAAGAAACAACTTGAAGTAAGTAATGAGTTAGTTGCACAAGGCACATTAACAGAAATGAAACTTCGCAATGAAGTTAATAGTTTGAGAAAAGAATATCAAGATACTTACAAAGATGTTCGTATGGAAATAAAGGAATATAAGAAACAAGTCGAAGAATACCAAAAAGAATTAGAAAAAGCAGACAGTATAACACAAAGTTGCATTTTTAATGGTAAAGAAGAAAGCAAAATATCATATAGAAAATGTTTAAATATATTAGACAAAAAAGAAACTCAACAAAAAGAGTTTATAAAGTATTTAGAAGATAAAAAAATATCTCCTATAAAGTGTGTATTAAATAGCATAGATGACAAAAATCATGATTATAATATGTTTAAAAATAAATTAGATAATTACGAAGAAATTTTACAAAAATATAGAGAAATAATAGGAGAATAGGACTAAATGGCACAAGGATTTTTGGCTGATGAAAATGGTGTTATTCTTCAAAAATTAGAAAATATTGACCGAGTAATATGTCTTGATGATGGTGATCGTATTCTTCGTAAAGGTACATTAGAATATCTAAATGATACTACCGACATAAAGTACCATTTTATCAAAATCAATCCTAAAATATTTGATAAATATTGCAAAAAATATTCAATACTTCCTTATCTAACTTGCCATATTGGTTATATGGACAATATATGTTGTTATGACAATGGTAAAATTATTCGGTTAAAAGATTTATCAAAAGTATGTGAAGTTAGTGAAACTACTATAAAAAGACAATTAAAAGGCTTGATAGCTGATGATATTATTCATAAAGTGCCATATAAGAAAAATCAAAAATGTTTAATGATAAATCCATATTTTGCTATGAGAGGTAAAAGAATATATTTATCAACTTATAATGAATTTAAACTGTCAGCTTTAAGAAGTGAGGTGGAAGAATGAGATTATTTAGTAAAAAAAATGAACTGATTGTAAAAAATAATGAAATTCAAACAATACAAGTTAGAGATTTAAAAGAATATCTTGTAAAAGACTTTGAACAAATAAAAATAAGTGAACAAATTATAGAAAACTTAAAAAATCAAATAGAAGAACTTAATAAAATAAAAATTAAGTACGATGCTACTCTAATTACATTGGAAGAATTTGATGCTAGAGTTTTAAGAGAAAAAGACAAAAACGTCAAATTAGAACAACAAATAAAAGAAAAGAATGAAGAAATTGCTAAACTTAATGAAGAAAAAAACAATTGCCTAATTAGAGAAAGAATTGCTAATGACAAAATTGAAAATACCAAAGATTTTATTATTTCGGAGTTTAAAGACCAAATAAAACAAGTAATAAATGTACAAAAAGGAACACTTAGTAAGAAAAAAGTAATTGATTTAATTGATGGTGATATAAATGAATAAGACTGAAATATTTAAGGAATTAGTCAATAGAAAGAAAATATTAGAAGAAAAAGGCTATAAAGTCATTTATATTGGACTATATGGAAGTCAAAACTATAACTTAAGTGACGAACAGAGTGATATAGATGTTAAGGCAATTATATTACCTACATTACAAGATATTATATTTAGAAAAGTAACAAGTACAACTATTGAATGTGAAAATGGTAATATAGATGTTAAAGATTTAATAACTTTCTATGATGTTATAAAAAAAGGTAATTTTAGTTATGTGGAATCAATAGATACTGAATATTCTATTGGAGATAAATACATAAAGGAGTTATTTAAACAATTTAGACCAAATTTGAAGAGTATTTTAGGCGCTATGTATGAAAAAAGAAAAGCACTAACACATGAATACCCTAGTAAACATAGTGAATTTGAAAAATGGGGATTCGATCCTAAACAGCATCATCATATTTTAAGATTATATGATTTATTAGAATATAATTTGAAAAATAATGATACAAGAAGTTATTTAGTATACGAAGATAATTCAAATAGACAAAAAGAATTGCTAGATTATAAACGGAATAATAATAATATAGCCTTATCAATTATTGAACAAGATAGTGATGATTTTATAAATAGAGCTAGAGAGTTAATAGATTATAACTATTCTTACGAATACAAAAACATAGACACGGAAATAAATCAATACATAGAAAAAAATATCAAATTAGAATTATTAAAAACTAGTCCAATTATGTCGGCTAGGGAATATAGAACATTTGATGGCAATATTCCTAAGAAGGATTTAGAAAAATTTCCAATATTACAACAATACGATGGTAAAGATATTTCTTATATCGTTTATGAAAGCGTGGAAATTCTATGAATGGCAAAGATAGTATAAAAGACAATATGTATGCCTTATATGAAATGTACAATCAATATAAATTGCTATATAACTTTTATCAAAAATATAAATCAATCAAAAATGAAGAAGATATTCGAGAGAGAATAGATTATTTAAAGAAAAACCCTAAATGTTCAATGAGAACAGAATTAGAAACATTATTATGGTTGTTAAATGAGGTGGAATAAATGAGTAGTTATGTAAGTAAAAAAGCAATTAGATATAAGATTAAAAAGAAATTATCTGATGAAGAAAGAGATAAATTATGGGATTATCGTTTTGATGATGAAAAAACATTAAAGCAAGATTATAACTTAAATTATGATATGGAATTTGATGTATCTATGAATGAAGATTATTTAGATATCGTTTTAAAAAAGACTTATGATACTATTTGTGGTGATTTTGGAAATTCGAGAAAATTAACACAAGAGGAAATAGATAAATATTTACCAGATTTTCAAAAAATAAGTACTGATATAAAAAGTAATGATTTAAGATATGTATTTTATTGCTATTACAACGGGACAGATGCTCCAGATTGTTTTGATGAAGGGAAATGGTGTTGTGATTAAATGAAAGACTTAAAAATATTTACTGATGATGTTGAACAAGAAGCAATAAACCAAATAAACGAATTATTAGATCAAGAGGCATTTAAAGATAGCAAAATCCGTATAATGCCAGATGTTCATGTTGGTAAAGGGTGTGTAATTGGTTTTACTGGTAATTTAGGTGATAAAGTGATTCCAAATATTGTTGGTGTTGATATTGGCTGTGGTATGTTATGTGTTGAATTAGGCAATATTGATTTAGATTTAGAAAGATTAGATAAAATTATTAGAGAATATGTTCCTAGTGGTTTTGAAGTTCATGATGAAAGGAAATATAAATTTCTAGAATTACAAGATTTGAAGTGTTATAGAGAATTAAAAGACACAAAACGATTAGAAAGAAGTATTGGAACACTTGGTGGCGGTAATCATTTTATTGAAATTGATATTGATGAAGATAATAATAAATATTTAGTAATTCATACAGGTTCAAGAAATTTAGGAAAACAAGTAGCAGAATATTATCAAGAATTAGCTAATCAATTATGTAATTATAATATTGGTGAATATAAAGAAAAACAACAAAAATTAATCAAAACATATAAAGAACAAGGAAGAAAACAAGAAATACAATCTGCTTTAATAAAATTAAGAGAAGAATATAAAATAGATCATAAGAAAATACCAAAGGATCTAGCATATTTGGAAGGGCAATATAGAGAAGATTATTTACACGATATGAAAATATGTCAAGAATTTGCTAAAGATAATCGTTTATGTATAGCAAAGCAAATACTATGTAATTATTTTCAATTACCATATTATGGAGGATATAAAAGTGTAAGATTAAGAGAAAAAGCAATGTCCACTTGTGATTGGTATACTCAAGATATGATTGAGAGGGATTTTTGGTATTTTGAAACAATACATAATTATATATCATTTGAAGATAACATAGTTCGTAAAGGTGCTATATCTGCTAAAAAAGATGAAATGGTATTAATACCAATGAATATGAGGGACGGTTGTATTATCGGTGTAGGAAAAGGTAATGATGATTGGAATCAGTCAGCACCTCACGGAGCAGGTAGAATAATGTCTAGAATGAAAGCAAAAGAAACTTTTAATTTAGATGAATATAAAGAAAGTATGAAAGATATTTATACGACATCAATAAATGAAAATACCATTGATGAAGCTCCATTTGTATATAAACCAATGCAAGAAATAATTGATAATATAAGCGATACAGTAGATATTATTAAAATAATTAAACCAATATATAACTTTAAGGCTAGTGATTAGATGTTAACAATTAAACAAAAAATGTTATTGGAAGCAATTGAATGGTTTATTAATGAATATGGCTATAGTCCTACAAATCGTGAACTTGCTAATATATTAAAATGTGATGTTAATACAGTATTTAAGAAATTGCTTATTTTAGAAGAAAAAGGCTATATAAAGACTCAAAATGGACGAGCTAGGACAATTCAAATAATAAAGAAGGTGGAAGAATGAAAATAATAACTAACAAAATAAAATGCAATTATTGTGGTGACATTATAGAAAGCAAGACAGTACATGATTACAAAAAATGTAAATGTGGGAAGGTATCAGTAGATGGTGGGCATTACTATTTAAGTAGAAACTTTCCAAGTGAAATACCATTTAATCCAGATAAGCATTTTACTGATTTGAGTCATTATATTACAGATGAAGGTGAAGAAATAAACAATGAAACAAAAAGTTAAAGATAGAATAGTTAGTTTTGTTAAAGCAAATTACGAAATACTAAATATAAATGATTTTGTAGGTGGTAGAACTTATTTGAATGCTAGATGTCATCTAAACGCTGTTCAAGAGGCCTATGACAATGGTTATAAAGTTTTATTAACAATATGTGTAGGAAATGATGGAGTGTTTGTTCATTTTATAAATCAAGATTCAAAAGGGCATTATATAGATAATACATTAGGCTGGTATGGGCAAGAATTATATGATTATTATCTTGTAAAGGAAGTAAGTACAAGTGAATATAAAACAATATGGAATTTATTAATAAATACAAAAAAGATGTTAATAAATACTAATTCTTCTTGGTTAGAAAGAAAATTAAAAATTATTAAGGAAGATGATATTTAATGATAAATGTATCTGATTATATACAAATGATTCTTCATAAGAAAAAATGGACTAATGCTAAATTATGCCAAGAATTAAACAAAATAGAAGAACAACTAGGCGAAAGTAGGACAACTCCTCAAAATATATCAAATTATCTTCATGGCCAGTGGCCGTTTAGAAGTAAAATTCTTGTTAAATATGAAAAAGCATTAGGTTTACAACAGGGTGTATTAGTAAACATGGTATCTCAACCAGCTTCAAAAGAGGGGCAAAAAGAATTGAAAGAAATAATAAAAAAAGTAGGTGAAATTAAATGAGTTTTAAAAAATATCAGCATATAGAAAGATATGGAACTGATGAGGTCGAAGGTATTGATGCAGGTTTGTGTTATGTATTTTATAAAATAGATGGCACTAATTCATCGATTTGGAAAGATGAAAACGGATTACATTTTGGTAGTAGAAACAGAGAATTAACTCTTGATAAAGACAATGCAGGGTTTATGAATGCTATGATTAATGATGAAAGGATCATAAAATATTTTGAAAAACATCCAAATCATAGATTATATGGTGAATGGCTTGTTCCTCACGCACTAAAAACCTATAGAGATGACGCATGGAGAAAATTTTATGTATTTGATGTAACAATAGATATTGATGAAGAAAATGTTGAATATTTAACTTATGAAACATACAAATCTATGTTAGAAGAATTTAATATTGATTATATTCCGCCAATTTGTATTGTTAAAAATGGCAATTATGATACATTTATTAAATGTCTTGATAAAACAGGAGAATTTTTAGTCAAAGATGGCATGGGCAATGGCGAAGGAATAGTTATAAAGAATTATGATTATTGTAATAAATATGGTAGAAAAACTTGGGCAAAAATAGTTGGGAATGACTTTAAAGAAAAACATCATAAAACATGGGCTCCCAATATCATTAGCAATGGCAAGTGTGTTGAAGAAGAAATAGTAGATAAATATATTACAGACACCTTAGTTGAAAAAGAATATTCTAAAATTGCATTAGATGGTTGGACAAGCAGGAAAATACCACAATTATTAAGTACGGTATTCCATTGCTTAATTACAGAAGAAATGTGGAGTATTTTAAAAGAATTTAAGAATCCAAAAATAGATTTTAAAATATTACAAAATATGACAACAAGAAAGATAAAAGAAGTTAAAAAAGATTTGTTTTAAGGTGGTGAATAGATGAAATATTTATTAATTGGATTAGGAACGATATTAATGATTGCCTTTGTATTAAGTTTATCAGCCCTTATATTTTGGGGATTAGGTAATCTAATAATATGGGCATTTGGTATAAAATTTGTATGGACATTTTGGCATGGATTAGCATGTGCATTAGTGTTTGGTTTATTGAAAGAAATATTTGGAAGAAGGTAGGGCAAAGATGAAAAAAGTAGTAATGATAATTACAATAATGTTGTTGTCACTTTGTTTGACTGGATGTGTTGGTTATATGAATGAGCAGACAGTCCAATGTGTGGTTAAAGATAAATGGATTAAAAGACCATCAGGCCATGAAGATGAATTATATTTGTTAAATTGTGGTGGTACGACATATAAAATAACTGATTTATTGTGGAAAGGAAAATTTAATAGTGCCGATATATATGGTAATTTAGAAATTGGTAAAAAATATGAATTAAATGTTTCTGGATACAGATGGAGTTATTTTAGTGAATATCAAAATATTAATGATTATAAAGAAATAGAGAAAGAAGGAATAGAAAATGAATAATATATTAATTAAAAGTCAAGACGGAAATTTTACAGGATTCTGTAAGTATATAGGAATTGGTCGAAGAACTCCTAAAACAGTTATAGGTGATGAATTAAAATCACTATTAAAAGAAAAAAATATGACAAGTGATGACCTTATCAATTTAGTAGGTAATAGTTATAGAGATAATATTAATAGAATATTAGAAAATCAAGAACAACCTAAACCAAAATTAGTAGAATTAATTACAACTAAATTAGGTGCAGATAAAGATTACTTTGTAGACAATAAAGATTTAGAAAATATAATTGTTACAGATAACAATATAGTAATTGCAACATATGAATCAAATGATAGAGCAAGAAAAGTAAAAGAACAATTAGATGAAATAATTATGAATAATACAAGAGGTGGCAATCCAGTAGTGATTGAAATGCCAAAGGAATAAGAGGTGTAAAAGATGTTTTTAATAATATTAAGTATAATTTTAGTCGTTGTTACGGCAGGATTATTAGGAATAAATACAGAAGCAGAAAAATGGGAATTTAAACCTAGAATGATTATCAGTTTATTATGGTTGATTATAATTTTGTTTGGTTGTTTTTCAACAATAAAAACAGGAGAGATTGGAATAAAAACAAGATTTGGCAAAATTGTTGGTAGTACAACTAACGAAGGTATAATTTTTAAATCTCCAATAGAAAAAATAGAAAAAATAAATATTAAAGTACAAAAATACGAAAATAAAGACGCATTAAGTACTTCAACTAAGGATATGCAAATAGTTAATAATATTAAAGTTTCTATTAATTATCAAATTGATGGAACTAATGTTGTAGAGTTGTATAAAAAAGTTGGAATAAATTATAGTGACACTATATTAGAACCTGCAATTCAGGAAACAATCAAAGGTGTTATTTCAAAATATACATCAGAAGAATTAGTGACAAAGAGAAGTGAGATATCACTTGATATTAATAATACATTAAATGAGAGAATCAAAAATTATGGAATAAATAGCGTATCGGTTGCAATAAATAATTTTGATTTTAGTGAAGCTTATAATCAAGCAATAGAACAAAAAGCAGTTGCAGAACAGAATGTATTAAAGGCACAACAAGAACTTGAACAAACAAAAGTCGAAGCTGAAAAGAAAATTGTAGAAGCAGAGGCAACAAATAAAGCAAATGAATTATTAAAACAAAATGTAACTGATGAAGTTTTGATGAAACAGTTTATTGAAAAATGGGATGGCAAATTGCCAACTACATACGCTGGGAACGACATTTTAAAAATGTTTAATTTAAAATAATATAAAATAGTGTAGCACTCTCTAAGGGAAAGTATAAAGAGAGAGTGATTAGATGATAAAAGTTGGAGATAAAATCCAAATAAAGAAGCAAGAAACAACACTTGAAAGTACTTTTACAGATATATTAAATGTTCTTAAATCATCAAAAATGAAAGAACACGATAAATTAGATTGGTGTAATAGTGCTTTGAGTATTCTTGAAGAAATGTATAAACAAGATGAATTAGGTAGTGTTAAAGTAGCAAAGACTAAACTAATTCCAATATTACATAAATTAATTGAAGGGAGCAAAATTGAAAATATGGCTCTCTTTTTTGATTATTATAAAAGAGTCTATTGTTTTTGCGCAAGAAGAGATTTCGAGTGCTTTGTTGATTATATTGAATGGAATATGCCACGAAAGGTATTAGCAAATCGTAGAAATGTATTAAAGCCATATGTAGATGCCTTAAATAGAATAGCATTTGATGAAAGATTGCAATATCTAGTAGTATCTTATCCACCATCAATGGGTAAATCCTATTTAGCAACATTATTTACTGCTTGGGGTTATGGTATAAGTATTAATAATTCCGTAATAAGAATGTCTTATTCTGATGAATTGGTTTTAGGTTTTAGTAGAACTGTTAAGGGAATAATATCTAGCCCTGAATTTGCCGAAATATTTCCTTTGTTCAAATTATATAATGGAAAGCCATTTGAAGTAGAAAGAGAATCAGATTGGAAAATAAAAAACGCTAATGTTCCTAAATCAAATCATATAGCAAGAACTCGTAATGGTTCAACTACTGGAGAAAGAGCTTCATTTGCAATTATATTTGATGATATGACAAAGGGAGCAGAAGAAGCAAATAGTGAAAGTGTTCATAGAGGAATATATGATAAGTGGAATACTGAATGGTGGAATAGACGTGATGGTGTAAGGTGTAAATTTATATTTGTTGGTACCCAGTGGACACCGGAAGACATTTTAAATAGAATAATTGAAGATAGAAATAAAATATCAATGTTACAACCAACTGATAATCCTTACGTTATGGAGAGTGAAGACAAATCAACGATAGTTATTCGTGTACCAATGCTTGATGAAAATCATAAAACAACTTGTAGTGAAGTGTATCCACAACAAATAGCAGAACAAATTGAACAAAATACAGATCCATTTTTATTTAGTTGTGTATATCAACAAAATCCTATTGCACCTACTGGTAGAGAATTGTCATGGGAATGCTTACAGACATACATTGAACCACCTGATGATTTAGCACCTTATTGTATGGCAGTAATTGATACAAAAAGAAAAGGAAAAGATAATCTTAATATGTTTATTTGTAAACCAGATGGTCATGGTAAACATTATCTTTGGGATGCGATTTTTAGTAAAAAACCTATGCAATCATTATACAATGATATTATTGAAAAAATTATTTTACATAGAATAACAACGCTTGTAATAGAAAATAATACTGATGAATCACTAAAGACATTGTTAGATGATAGATTAAAAGCACGAGGGGTTTATTGGTGTAAAATTCTTGAAAAGTATAACACTGTAAAAAAGGAAACTAGAATTAAAGATAACCTATGGACGATTTTAACATTAATAATTTTTAAAGATAAATCTATTGTTAAACCAAATACTGATTTAGGCAGATTGATGGATAATATTACTAAATATTCTTTTGATTATCCTAATAAATTTGATGATGGTCCAGACGGAACTGCTTTATATGCTAGTGAAATTATTCTAGGTAAAAGTATATTAAATAAACCAAAACCTATAAGACGACGTTTTTAACAAATAAGTCCAATTTATGTTGGACTTTTATACTTCATAACTAACAATTTTTTTATTAATAATGTATAAATGTAGCGAACGACCTAGTTTTTCCCTTCATTGGTCGTTTAGTGCTACACGGGAGCATAACCGTAAGAATCTAATTTTTATTGTTGTGTTCCCTTATTTTATATTTTGGGAATACCAAAGTATGAAAGATGGTGAATTAATGGAAAACGAAGAAGTAAAAACAACTGAAACACCAGTTGATGATAATACAAATGCACAAATACCTACTGATAAACCAGTAATGCCAGTTCAAGATGAGGTTAGGTTATTTGGTAGACATATAATTTATGCAGATTATGAACCAGAAGAAATGAATGATCAAACAATATCTCAGATATTAAATGATGTGTTTAGTGTTCATTTACAAAATTCAAGGGAAATAAATTATTTAGAAAACTATTATAAAGGTTTTCAACCAATTTTAGATAAAGTTAAAGAAGTAAGACCAACTATAAATAACAAAGTAGTAGAAAATAATGCTTATTTTATGGTTGAATTTAAAAAGTCATTTGTTTTTGGTAAACCAATACAGTATGTACAACGTGGTGATGTTGCTAATGAAGAAGTAGGAGCTTTAAATAGTTATATGTTAGCAGAGGATAAATATCCAAAAGACACTGAATTAGCAGAAGACCTATATATATCAGGAATAGGACACAGATTAGTTCTTCCAGATATAAATGAAGATAGTCCTTTTATGATAGAAAATCTTGATAGTAAAACAACATTTTGTGTTTATTCTAGTAGATTACCTCATAAGAAACTATTTGGTTGTACTTATACGAGAGGTGTTAAGGATTACACGATAAAAGGTAGTGTATATACGAAAAATGCTTATTATGAAATGATTAGTCCAAGCGTTGCATCAGCATTTGAAGTTAAACTTATAAAACCTACTATATTAAATGAAATTCCTATATTTGAATATTACTTAAATAAATCAAGAATAGGAATTATCGAAATAGTTATGGATATATTAAATAACTTAAATAGAATTACATCTGATGAAATGGACGGATTAGAGCAATTTATACAAAGCTTACTTGTATTTGTTAATCAAGATATTGATAAAGAAGATTATGAAGGATTACTTGATTTAGGAGCAATTAAAATTGCAACATCAGATCCAAGTAGACCAGCAGATTTAAAATTAATATCAAATGAAATAAAACATGACAATACAAAAGTATTACATGATAGATTATTCAATACTGCTTTAAATATTGTAGGTATTCCTAAAAATAGTGATAAAGCAAGTGGTGGAGATACTGGACAAGCTAGATATTTAGGTGAAGGTTGGACAATGGCTGACGCAAGAGCAGATGGCGATGAAATGGAATTTAAAAGATGTTCTAAACCAGAACTTAAATTAATTTTAAGAATATGCAGACTTGCTCCAAATAGTCAAATTAAAACATTAACATTAAAAGATATAGAACAAAAATTTACAAGAAATAAATCAGATAATTTCTTAGTTAAATCACAAGGTATGATGAATCAAATTCAAAGCGGTATATCACCAGATGTTGCTATGACAACAAGTGGATTATATAGTGATCCAAATGAAACATTTAATAAATCAATGGAATTCTATGGTGGTATAGAAAATTGGATTAAATTATTTGTTGGACAAGCGAATAAGCAAATAAAACAAAATAATGAGAATAGCGATGGAAGTCTTAATAAGACGACATCTGCCTCAAAGGATGAGTCTGGAGAGGTTAATAAATAGGCATTATAAGAAACTTTGAGGGAAGTACAACTTCTATAAAGCCTTATAAGTAAGCCCAAGCCAAAGAAGCTTTAGAAGCCTTTGGAATTTTGCCGAAATAGCTCAATTGGTAGAGCAACTGTTTTGTAAGCAGTAGGTTGTGAGTTCAAGTCTTACTTTCGGCACCATGTTAGTTGTTAGTTAGATAGATAGTAGGTAGATAAAATGATAGTTAAAAATCAACAATTTAAAGACAAAGTAGTTGGAGTATGGGAAGAACAAATATATTCCAATGTTGAGAGAGTTTATAGAATAAAAGATAAAGCAGATGATGAATTTATTCAATTAAAAATAAAAGGTCAAGAGTTGTTAGAACTCATTCCTGTAACTTATACAGATGAAAATGGAAATCATCCTTCAATAACTGGTGCTATGTGGTTAATGAACGATGAAGGAAAAACAATAGAGAGATTAGTTTAAATTTAATTGACTAACAACTTTATATTTCGATGATGTAACGGTAGCATAACAGTCTCCAAAACTGTTTGTCTAGGTTCAAATCCTAGTCGATTTGCCATCCGGTATTGATGTAATTGGTAGCATAAGTGCCTTCCAAGCATTTTGTATCAGTTCAAATCTGATATACCGGTCCATATTGGGAAGTAATTCAATTTGGTAGAAGCCTTGATTTGGATTCAAGAGGTTGCAGGTTCGAATCCTGTCTTCCCAACCATTTAGTATACGAACTGATTTATCAGTTTATATAAATTTGCTTATTGTAGAGAGCATAAATCTACAACACTCAATTGATGAGATGTGACATCCATAAAAACATAAGAGTGGGAAAGGTATAGAAATGAAAGAAGAAATCGAAAAAGTATTAAGTGATGAAACACTTACAACTAATGAAGAAAGAGTTGATGCTATTGCGAAAAGTCTAGCAACATTAATGATTCCAAAAGATAAATATAATGATTTAAATGCTAAATATAAAACAGTAGAAAGCAACTATTCTACATTATCAACTGAATATGATGATTTCAAAAAATCAAAAATGACTGACGATGAAAAAAGAGAAGCAGAGTTAAAACAATTGGAAGTAGATAAGAAAGCAAATGCACTTAAAACAAGTGAATTAGCAGTAAAAGGTTTATTCTTAGATAATGGAATTAAAATTACTGATGAAGATACTGAATTAAAAGAAACTTTACAAAATATCATAAGTGAAGATTGCGATAAATCAGTAAAATTAGCAAATAATTTTATTACATTATTAAATAAAACAAAAGAGCAAACTAAAAATGAAACTACTACAGAATTGTTAAATGGCACACCAAAACCAGTAGGTGGTACTCAAAGTGCTAATCCTGTAGATAAGGTGGCAGAGTTACAAAAAGAACTTGAACAAGCAATTAAAGACAAGGACTTTTTGAAACAAACTGAATTAACTACTCAAATTTTCAAAGCAGAACAAGAAAAAAAGTTAAATAAGTAAAGTGTGGCACTCGTTTAGAAAAAAGGGATAGAAATTTTAAACGAGGTGAATATTTTTATGACAGGTGCTGAAACAGTACAAAGCTTTAGTTGTCCTAACTATTCAGGATTATTATACAATAAAGCAAATACAAAAACTCCATTTTTAAATATGATAAGTGGAAGAGTTAAATATACAAATTCAGTAGAATTCGTATGTGGACAATATTATACAAGTGAAGAAGGAGCAATACCAGAAATAAGTGAAACAGCTTCATTAACAGCTCCAACTGCAACATTTGTAACAAGAAGCCCAATGAGTAATGTTACTCAAATATTTATGGAATCAGTTGCTATTTCATACGCTAAACAATCAAATATGGCAACATTAAGTGGTGTTAACTTAGCAGGTCAACAAGCTAATCCACAAGATGAATTATCTTTCCAAGTTGCAAGAAAGATGGAAAAAATCAAGAGAAGTATTGAAAAAACATTTATTCAAGGAACTTATAATAAAGCAACAACTGACGCAACAATTAATAAAACAAGAGGTATGGTAGCTGCAATTACTACTAACGTAATTAGTGCTGAAAGTGGTCAAGGTTCTAGTAAAGTTAATGCTCCATTAGATATGTGGTTAGTTAATGATTTAGTTCAAAAAATCAATGACAATGGCGGAGATATTTCTAATATTGTATTATTAATGAATTCAGTTAACTTATTACAATTACATGGTGATGCTATTGAAATGAAAATGCCAATTGGAGAAGCTTATATGAGTGCTTATGGAATTCAAATAAGAGATTTAATATTACCAGTTGGTACAACAGTTCATTTAGCAATTGGTGAATTTATCCCAGCAGGAACAGTATTAGCAATTAATCCTTCAGTAATTGGACCAGTAGAACAACCAGTTCCAGGTAAAGGTAACTTCTTCTTAGAAGAATTAGCAAAAACAGGAGCAGGTACTAAATATCAAATCTTTGGTCAAATTGGATTAGATCACGGCCCAGAATGGTTCCACGGAAAAATTACTGGATTAAATACAGCATTTACTAAACCATCTAAGGAAGTAAAAGTTAATGTAACTAATACTACAACAAATCCAGTTAATACAAAAGCAGTTACTGCTTAATATAACTTTTTAAGTAAGGAAGTGTATTTATGAGTCAAGAAGAACAATTAAAGAAAATGCGACTAGAAGTCTTAGGCGATGTAGCTGATGACACAAAAGATGAAGTGTTTAAATTAAAACTAGATGACGCAGAAATTGTGGCTCTAAATACACTTTATCCTTATGATTTAACAAAAACAACAATAGATGCTGAAAACAACAAACGATTAGCAAATTGGCAAACAAGATGTGCTATTGAATTATACAAAGCTATGGAAAGAGTTGGATATCAATCTTATAGTGAAAACGGATTGTCAGTTCAATTTTTAACATCATTATTATCAAGTGATTTATTAGGGGAATTAGTTCCAAAGGCAGGTATCCCTAAATGATAAGTGTGAAAGCTAATCCTAAAGATTGGGTTAAAGATGTTTATATAGCAAGTAAAGTTGGTACACAACTAGACATTGAAGGTAATGAAATTAATGTGTATGAAAACCCAAATAGTGAACCATATAAATTTAATTATCAACCGGTCAATACTGATGCTGATATTGCAGAGTTTGGAGAAAAAGCAAGTATTATGAAAAAAGCAGTTATCCCTATATCATATCAAGGTCAATTTAAAGAATTTGATGTGGCTTATCTTGATGGTGCGACACCAGAAGGAGAAGAAAATTATGGAGATAATGCTAATTATAGATTGTTACCACCAAGAGATGGTAATTCAGTTATAATTATATATTTTGAAAAACTTACAGGAAAGTAGGTGTAATATGTACAAATTTACAACTGGAATAGTAGTTTTTGATGAAAAAACAAGAGATGACTTTATTAAAACAGGTTATAAACTTGTTGAAGAAGAAAAAATAGAAGAGGATAAATCAGAAGATGAAAACACTTCTAACGATGGAATTATCGAAGAAAAGCCTAGAGGAAGCAAAAAAGTTTCTAAATAAATATCAAGAGGCCTATTCAAAAGGCATTGATAATGCTGTTAAATATGCCACAGAAATGATGTATAACAAAGTATTAGAGTATTGCTATGCGAATGGTATTTCTAATCATACAAGCCAAATACAGTGGCAATATGACGATAATGCAAAGAGTGGTAGAGTATGGACTAATGATATGGTAATTATCTTTAATGAAATGGGTACAGGAATTGTAGGCTCTAATAACCCACATCCTAATCCAGATGGGCCATTTAAGTCATGGAAATATGATGTTAATGAACATGGTGAAGAAGGTTGGCTATATCCTAAAGAAGATGGAACTTATGGTTGGACTAAAGGCTTGCCAAGTAGACATATGTTCTACAGTGCATTTCAAGATATTAAAAACGAAATAGGAAACATAGTTGACGTTGAAATAAGAAAGACAGTAGGTGATTTATATTGATAGTTGAAAATATATTTGAAAACAAAATCTTTCCAGAATTAAAAAAATATGTTGAAGAAAAATCAATATATAAACCAACAGTTACAAAAGCAATGCCACAGCAAAGCAAAGTATTTCCTATAGTACCAGTTAAATTACTTCCAGTAACTAATAAATATAATAATTTAAGTTACGGAGAAGAAACTTATACATTTGGTATTGAAATAAATGTTTATTCAATGGTAAGTGGGAAAACATCAAAACGAACTATTTGTAATGAAGTTACTGAACATGTAGTTGATTATTTTAAAAATAATTATCATGTGACTACTAAAACAGAATTAGATGCATTAAATACTGATTCTAATGTACATAGAAATATAGTTAAAATAACTGGAAAATTAGATACAAAATATGGATTAGATAATTTAGTTATTTATCCTAATTAATGTAGCACTCGAATTGTAAGGGAAATTACAATGAGAGGTGAATAAATAATGTTAGATTTAGGTATTGAAATCAGAATAAAAGAAACAGCTGAAGCAAAATTTCCAAAAGAAAAATTAGTAGCAGTTAAAGGTGCTCCAGCAACTGGACAAGCAGGTGGAACAGTTGAAATAACAACTTCAAGTGATCCATCAAAAGTATATATTCCAGATAGACCTGATACTGGAGATATGGACTTTACTTATAACTATAGTGAAGCAAATTTAAAAGCTGTAAAAACAGTATGTGATAATACAGCAAAAGATATTTTAATTAAATATCCAGATGGAACAGGTGCTTTATATACAGGTATTTGTCAAACTTGGAAGAATGAGGTATCAGTTGGTGGTGTAATTGAATGTACATTACATACAGTTCCAAGTACACAAATTGCTGATAAGTCATCAACAGAAGTTACAGCATTAATAGAAACTGCATAGTTAAAGAAAGTGGGGAAAAACAATGAGAAAGTTAAAATTAAAAATAAATGATAAAGATTATACTTTAGAAATGACTAGAGATAGTATTAAATGGCTTGAAGCTATGGGATTTAGTATTGAAGAGTTTGATAGAAAACCAATTACATTTTATGATTTAATATGGACAAGTTTGTTTATTGCTAATCATAAAGATGTAAATCCAAATTTGGCACTTAAGTTAATGGATACATATCAACAAAGTGGTAAAAAAACAGCAAAAGTTGTTAAATTTGGAATTGAGGAATACCAAGCTTTTATGCGTGCCCTAGCCGATATAGACTCGAAGGAGAACGACGAGGAACTAGAGATAATCGGGGAATAGACAACGACAAAGAGGAAAAAGGCAAACAATATAAAAACTTAACAGATTGGTTTTATAATTTGTTACCTATGGCAATCACATACGGTATGTCTGTGAAAGAGTTTTGGGAAGATGACCCAGACCTATTCTGGGCATACCGTTTTTCTTATTTTGAAAAGATAAAAACTGAACAAGAAATATTTAATAATAATGCGTGGCTACAAGGAGCATACTTTCATGAAGCTATAACAGTTGCTTTATGTAATGCTTTCAGCAAACAAAAAGTTAAATATTCTGAAAAACCATACGGCTTTGAAGAAAGGGCAGAAGCTACTGAAGAGCAAAAGAAAAAACGAATAGAAATGAATGTTGCAGATGTAAAGGCAAGAATTGCTCAAGTAAATGCAATAATAAAAAATAGCACTACCGTAAAGGGGACGACCGAAAAGGTAGGTGAAAAAATAAATGGATAATTCACAAACATTAGAATTACAAATTAAGTCAAAAGCACAAGAGGCAAAGGCAAGTGTTGAAAGTTTAGTAAAAAGCTTAACTAATGTTGAAAACGTATTGACAAATATGTATCTAGAAATGGGTAGGATAGAAAAGAAAATTGATTCTAGTATTAATAAAGCAACAACAACAACAAAAAATATAAATCAATTAAAGCAATCAACTGATAAAGCAACTAGTAGTGCTGATAAACTTGGGAATGCATTTAAAAAAGTTTTTACATTCGCAGGTGTTAAAAGATTAACAACAACTGCATTAGGTTGGACGAATGAAGCAATTGATTATACAGAACAATTAAACTTATTTAATGTTGTATTTGACAATACTGAGAAAAATGGAAAACAGATGTTTTCTGAATTAGGAAAGTCTGCTTTACAATTTCAATATAAATTAAATGAAGCTTTTGGAACTAATAAAACGCAGACATTATATATGCAAGGTATATTTCAATCGATGGGTGAAACAGTTGGTATAGATGATCAACATTCTGCAATAATGTCTGAAACAATGACTAAATTAACTTATGATTTAGCATCGTTATATAACAAAACAGAAAGTGCAACTGCAGAGGCAATTAGAGCGGGGGTATATGCCGGCCAAACAAAACCGTTAAGAAGTTACGGAATCGATGTAACACAGATGAGTATGCAACCTATACTAGATTCACTAGGTATAGATAAACAAGTAAAAGAAATGTCTCAAGCAGAAAAAGAAATATTAAGATATTTAGCAACAATGAAGCAAGCACAAATAGCAATGGGTGACCTTGCTAATACTGTTGAATCTCCTTCAAACCAATTGAAAATATTTAGACAGCAATTAGTAGAAGCAAAAGTTGCTTTATCTAGTCTCTTTATAGGAACGTTTTCTAAAATATTACCATATGCAAATGCAATACTAATGGTAATTAAAGAAGTCTCAAAAGCAATTGCAGATATGTTTGGTATCGAATTAAAAGATTACAATTCCGGTATAGCAAGCCAAGAGGGTATTTATGATGGAATTGCAGATAGTGCAGATGATGCTAGTAAAGCAGTAAAAGAATTAAAAAGGCAAACATTAGGATTTGATGAAATTCACAATATCAATGAAAATAACAATAGTGGTAGTGGTACATCTGTAAGTGGTGGAATAGACCAACGATTATTAGATGCCATAACAGGTTATGACAATGGTATGGATAAAGTACGAATGAAAGCTACAGAAATTAGAGATAGAATAATGGAATGGTTAGGGTTTACAAAAGAAATAGATCCATTGACTGGAGAGGTTAATTTTAAATTAAAAGATGGTGAAACAAGATTCAAAAAAATAATGGATTTTGCAAAAAAAATAAAAGATGTTGTAACATTTGCTTTAGATCATGCAGATATAATAATAAAAACAATTATAGGCTATAAATTGATAAAAAAACTTGGAGAAATATTTACTAATTTAAAAAATATTAAAAATGTGATAAAAACAATAGCTGGAACAAATTTTGGAAAATTGAGTATTGCCGTAGCAGGTGGTTTGGGATTAGCTGAATTAGTATCAAAAACTGATTGGTACAAACAATTTACTGATGGTAAAGATTTATTTGAATCATGTGATTATATATTTTCGACAGCAAGTCAAGTTGACGCTCAAAATAAAGCAAATCTTGAAAGTTTAGGCTTAAGTTATATGAAACAAATTGCAATGTATGAAAAAGCTCTAAAAGATGGAAATACAGAACTTGCTAATATGATACATAATAGCATAAAAGATTATAAAAATATTTTTAGCGATGAAGAGTTGAAAGCAGTTATTAAAGCTTATCAAGAAAACAAAGATTTAATAAATCAAATGGTGTTTGGCGAAAGCTTATTTAGCGATAAAGGAACAAATATTACAAGCTATACAGATGCTTTTAAAGAATATGTAGGAACAATAACAGGCAATCTTGCAAATATAGAAAGTTATACAGAATTAATAGAAAGAAATGATACAGCATATAAAAACGCAAATGAAAGCATGGGCATATTAATTGCTCAAATGAATACTGACCAATATTCTGTGACGGCTGATGATATATCAAAAATAAATTCTTCACTTGAAACAATGAGAACAGCGTCAGAAAACAGTGGGCAAGCAACAGTAGATGCAATTACAAAAATAGTTCTTAAATATAAAGAACAGGGAATAATGTCAGATGAATTAACACAACAGATTATAACAGACGCAAAAAAACAACAACTTGCTGAACAAGGATATACAGAGGAATATATTAATAAAATTGTTGATTTAGATGAAAAACTAAAACATGGAAAAATAACTCAAGAACAATATGTAAAAGAGTTAACTAATATGTACAACGAGTTTAACAACACGGCAGATTTAGTTTCAAAGAAAAAAGTGGTTTTTGAAAATTTGGCTGGTAATGTTGATCTTTCAGCACAAAGCTATGATGAATTAGAAAGTTCAATTAACCTCGCCTCAAATACATACGAAGCAGGAATGCAAGAAATAGAAACCACATCAAAAAACAATTTAGATGTTATAAGCGAACATGCTGCAAAAATGAAGAGAGAATATGGCGAAGAATCGGAAGAGTATAAACGTGCTGCAGAAGCGATTAAAGCAGTAAATCAAAGCAAAGCATCTAGCATGAAAGAATTAAAAGATAGTTATGCAACATACCTAAATAATATTTTAACAAATTTAGTAAATTCTAAAGAATTTGGTTCAAAAGAAAGTTATGAACTTTATGATAAAATAAACGCTAATCTATCTAAACTAGGTTACGGAGTAGATTCAGATGTTAGGAAAAATTTAGAAGGAGTAAAAAACGAACTAAAATTAAATGGAGTTAAATTGGGTTCAGGTTTAAGTGCAGATACTACCAAAGCAACAAGTGTAGTTAATCAGTTAATAGAAAAAATACAAAAACCATTTAAAAAATTAGGTATTAATATTAATTTAAGCACACTATTCAAAAAGAATGGTGGAATATTTTCTGGTAATTCATGGAAAAATATACCTCAATATGCAAATGGTGGTGCTCCAAGTCATGGAAGTTTAGTTTTTGCTGGAGAAAATGGTCCAGAGATACTAGGAAATGCAAATGGTAAAACAGAAATATTAAATAAATCACAAATAGCTAGTTCTATATATAGTGCAGTATTCAGTGCAATGAGTCAGTTTAATGGTGGAGGAATAGCTGAAATTAATGTTCATGCTGACGAAGGAATAATAGTCGATACAGCAATAAACGGTATAAATCAAAAAACAAAGCAAACTGGTGTTTGCCCTGTTAATATACCGACATATTAAAATTTTTGTTAATTATTCTCTTTCTATACAAGTGTAACTTATGAGGTCGTTTTCAAATTCATTTAGTTCATCTTGGTAATTACACCCAACGTTAGCAAAGAAACCATTTTCCTTGCAATCATATGCAATTTGTTGAATTAATGAATGATCAGATTTTGCAATGTTAATTGATACATTATTGCCTTGTTCCTCATAATTTTGTTTCATAAAATTGTAATGCTCATTTGCGGATTGCTCTGCTTCTTTTAGTTCAGATAAAGTGTTGTAGTATTTCTTAGATTCACGTTTTATTTTATAAATTTTGTTACTATCGTGGAATAGTGTCCATATTGTAACTTCTCCTTTAGATTGATTAATGCATTCTGTTCGTTTAAATTCTTCTTTCTTATTTCCACAACCACACAAACACATACAACAAGCAAGAATTAATAGTACCTTTTTCATATATACTCCTCTCTAAACTTCTGTACTAGCAAGTTAACATTATTATAACATGTGTAGCACTTTCTTTCAAAGGGAAAATTGAAAGATGGTGAAATTATGATAAAAGAATTTACCGCAAATGGCTATAAATATGTACTAGCAGGTCCTGTACTAGTAGTATCGAAAATTAAATTAAATGGTGTAGATATATCTAAATATTTATCAAACAATACAAAAATATCTTGGTATGACGTATCTAAAAATAGTGGTCGTGACGTTACTAATGCAGATGGTACTATGATACTTAATGTAATAAACACTAAATGGAGAATTGATTTAGTAAGTAGACCACTTACAGATGATGAAGTTGTTGACTTTTATGCTGAAATAATTAAAAGACCTGCACCAATAAGTGTAGACTTTCTAAACCCATTTACAAAAAAATGGCAAAATATATCTTGTTATCGTGGAGATAGACTTGCACAATCTATGCTTCCATATATAACACCAGATGGAATTATAGAATTATATAATCCTGCATCTCAAGCAGTAATAGAATTGTAGGTGGGATATGATAAGTACAAATTTTATAAATGAATGTAAAAATCGAGCAAACGCAAATCGTTTAGGTCAAATAGTAGTAGATGGTATAGATACACCAATATCACAATCAGATAATTTACAAAGTTTTGAAATAGATAGTGGTTGTTATGTAGATGGTAACATTATTGGTTCTGTATATTCAAAATGTTTAAAAGCAAAATTTGTAGCAATACAAAGCAATTTAAATGATAAATCAATATATGCCAAAATTGGCGTAAAATACGCTGATTTAAACAACGAATATATTAATGTAGGCAAATATAGAGTAGAACGCCCAAATAACGAAATAACAGCAAATATGAGTCAAATAACAGCATATTCTGATTTATATACAAATCTTGATAGCAAGTATGTATGCAATATTAATTATTCTACAGGAGATAAGACTTTATCAGACTTATATGCAGATGTGTGTACTAATTTGGGGTTAACACCAAAATCGTTAGAATTTATTAATAGTACAATTCCTATTGTTGCAAATCCATTCACAAATGGAGAAAAGAATAGAACAGTATTGCAAACTATTGCAAAAATATCTTGTTCATTTGTTGATATAGATAATGATACAAATGAAATTGATTTATGTTGGTTAAGTCAAAATGAAGAACCTGATTATATTTTTTATAAAAGTGATTATAGCAGTGTTGAAGGTGGAGAGGTTATATGTGGACCCATTAATTGTTTGATTATTAAAAATAGTCAAATTGATGATGAAAATGTAACAATTAAAGACGAAGAAAGTATCAAATTAAATGGTGAACATTCAATAACTATTAGCGATGATTATATATTGCATAATGCCGAATTAAGACAACAGGCGATTGATTCTATTTGGAGCAGAGTTAAAGGCATGAAATATGTAGACTGCAAATTAACAACATATTATGGAAAACCATTTTTAAAACTTGGAAATAAAATAAGAATCTATATAAGTGATACAGAATATTTTGACACCTATGTGTTAAAACATAATTTTACTTATGATGGAACTTTTTCAAGCGTTATCCAAAGCCCTGCTTTAACAGAACAAGAAATCAAAAATAAACAAGATATTAGTTTAGCTGAAGCATTGGCCAATGTGCAGATTGATGTTAACAAACAAGAAAAACAAATAACAGCTTTAATTGAAACTAACAGTTTAACGCAAACAAAAACTGGAGTTAACTATGTTGAAACCGAAAATTCATATGAAAATGGATTAACAAAATTGAAATTTTACGGAGATATTCATTATTTATTTCCATCCGAAGAACAATTGGGACAACAAAGTTCAAAATGTGGAATATCTAAAAGTGGTGTTTCAAAAGCTCAAAGTTTCATTGAAAATACTGAAGGATTATATCCATCAGAAGATTTATACCTTGTGGATAGTTATTTAATTATCGAGGGTGAAGGCGAAACAAAAAAGATTCAATTACCATATTTCGAATTAAATTATACTGAAAACATTTATGATGAGTTTATTTTAGAAAAGGATCATGCTTATATAATACGAAGACTAGATGAAAACAAACACCCATTAGCAAATGAATCCATTGAAGAAATAGAAAAATTTAATATTCAATTATATAAAGGTTATAACAAAATTTATATGGAAAGCTTTAATTTAAATTATGAAGTAACTTACAATATTCAAAATGCTTATACAGATGCTTTTGCAACAAAAACTGAATTAAGATTAGCTGAAGAAGAAATTAATATGAAAGTTTCCAAAAAAACAAATAGTGATGAAATAATATCTTCTATAAATCTTTCTCCAGAAAAAGTCAAAATACAATCTGGCAAATTAGATGTAGATGCTATTGCAGAATTTACTAATTCCAAATTAAAAGACAAGGGAAGCACAATAATAAATGGTTCAAATATTACAACAGGTGATATAGATGCTACAAAAGTCAATGTTGTTAATTTAAATGCTGATAATATCAAAAGTGGGAATATTCAATCAAAAAATTATGTTTCAAATACAAGCGGAACAAAAATAAATTTGGAAAACGGAACCATAGATACTAAAAACTTTAAAGTTGATGATTCCGGAAATGTAAATGTTAAAGGAATAATCGAAGGTAGCACAATAAAAGGTTCATATTTTACAGGCACAACAGAAAACATTAAATTGCAAATTGGTACTGACAACAATGGATATATGAGTAATAATAACTCCTTAGAATTAGTATATTCCAGTGATAATACTAGAATACTTGGAATATATGGAAAGTTTTGGAATGTCAGTAATCAGAAAGCTTGTTACTTTTCTTCACAAGCTTCCAGATTTGTTTTTGTGGGAGATGTATTCGCAAATAACATTTCAAACAGTTCAAGAGCAACTTTGAAGAAAAATTTTGAAAAGTTTAACAATGGATTAGATATTGTAAAAAATACAGATATTTATAAGTATCACTTTAAAACACAAAATGATAAAGAAAAAAAACACATAGGAATAGTAATTGGAAACAAATATAGATACAAAAAAGAAATTACAACGCAAAATAATGATGGAATAGATTTATATTCAATGATAGCAGTTGCTTATAAAGCAATACAAGAACAACAACAAATGATAGATGACTTAAAACATGAAATAGAGGTGTTGAAAGATGAAAAGTAATAAAATTCACAATATTGTAAATTTATTGTTGGTATTTGTTATAATTTTGCTTATTTTTATAAATACGTTTAAAAATAAATACGATATAAATAACGATGGTAAAGTTGATATATTGGACTTATTAAAATTACAAAAATACATTGTAGAAAGAGATGATAACAAATGCAAAAAATAACATTTGAAGATACGCAAGTTACAAAAAAGCCTTATGTAACAATAAATGAAACAGAATATGAAGTTCAAGATGGAACATATACAGGCGGTACAGATTTAAATGCAACTACATTTAACAATATGCAAGATAATATAGAAAGTGCGATTGATGAGAATACGAATAACATTGGAAATTTAACTGATTTAAACACTACAGAAAAAAATAATTTAGTGGGAGCTATTAATGAAGTAAAAACAGGTTTGGGGAAAATAACGAAATTAAATACTACTGATATAACAACGAAAGCTGTACATACATTAAATTACAATGTAAATAATTATGATTTTATATTAGTATTTGCTACTGGAAATCAATATGGGCATTATCAAATGTGTACAATATTAAAACAGATATTAGCTGATTGGGCGTATCAAAAAATCCAATATGATGACACATCATATTTTGGTGCAAAACTTTATGGTACAACATTAGACACTACTAATAGTACAGGATTGGGCGAAAATAATGTCAGAATAACTGCACTATATGGTGTTAAATTATAAAAATGAAAGGAATGATATAAAATGGCATATATGAAAACTGAATGGGAAAATTCACCAAGTGCAAAAACACCAATAAATGCGAATAATTTAAATAAAATTGAAAATGGAATATATACGAATAGTGTTAATATCGGGGAATTAACTGATTTAAATACTGAAACAAAAGAAAATTTAGTAGAAGCTATCAATGAAACAAATACAAAAAATTGTTTAACTATTAAAAGAACTGAAAATACACTTGATGTAACAGAATGGCAAAATTATGATGTTAGTTTTCCAATAATAAGTTCGCAGAAAGGTAATAAATTGTCGGTTAACGAAAATGGACAAGTTGTAATAGGTACAGGAATTAATTATATAAAAGTAAATTTAAATTTTGAATTTGTTTGTAGTGTTACAACAACATCTTATATTCAATTTAAAATATTAAAAAATTCAGAAGTTATGGCTGTAAATAGAATATATAATTTAACAGCTAATATTAGAGAATTTTCTAATATTACACCTGTTTTAATTCCTGTAACGCAAGGAGATATAATCAAAATGCAAATAACTCCTGCAATAGCAGGAACATTAACTTTAGGTGGTGGAAATTTCGCATATATAACAGTAGAAGCAATAAATTAAGGAAAATAGTATGGAAGAAAAATATATAGAAAAAATAGTAGAAGCAGAACAACGTTCAAAATCAAATACAAAAAGGTTAGACACTTTAGAAAGCAAATTAGATAATATATATGAATTAACTGTGTCAGTAAAAGAAATTGCTACCGAAATGAAAGCAATGAGAGAAGACGTAAATAAAATTGATAAAAGAGTTGTAGAAATAGAAAATAAACCAGCAAAAAAATTAGATTCTATTTGGGGATATGTAATTGGAGGTCTAATTGGTGCAATAATTACATTTTTAACAATAAAATTAGGATTAAAATGAGAGGTGAATTAAATGAATGAATTTATAACATGGGATGTTTTGATGACTTATGCGTCATTTGTAACAATTGTATATATGGTTGTTGAGTTTACAAAAGATTTAAAATTTATAAAGAAAATAAAAACGAAGTATTGGAGCTTTTTAATAGCATTTATATTATTAACTATAGTAAATGCAGTAACAGGAACTTTTAAATTAGTAGATTTAGTTTTATATGCATTAAGTTCAATGACAATTTCATTGGGGGCTAATGGATTAAGTAATTTTAATAAAGAAGGTGTGAAGTAATGGACAAGTTATTTGGAATAGATATAAGTGAATTTCAATCAAAAATGAATTTAGATAAAGCAAAATTAGAAGGGGTAAAATTTGCCATATTAAGAGCAGGTTATACTGGTTATGGTAAAGCTAAAGGGAAAGCAAAAGATAGTGCTTTTGAAAATCACTATTCAAAATGTAAACAAATTAATATTCCTGTAGGTGCTTATTGGTTTTCAAGAGCTACTTCAAAAGAAGAAGGAATAACAGAAGCAGAATATATGTATAACAATTGCTTAAAAGGAAAGCAATTTGAATATCCTATTTATATTGATGTAGAAGATAGCGTATATCAAGCAAAGGCAGGTAAACAAGCTGTAACTAATGGGATTATAGGTTTTTGTGAATACTTAGAAAACAAAGGCTATTATGTAGGAATTTATGCTAATACCAATTGGTTTAAAAACTATATGTATACAGATCAATTAAAAGATTATGATAAATGGGTAGCACAATGGAGCAAATCAAGACCAAGTTCTCCAGAAGGTGGATTATGGCAATTTGGTGGAGAAACTAATTATATAAGAACAAATAAAATTGCTGGAATTACTTGCGACCAAGATTACGCCTATAAAAATTATCCTAGTATTATGAAGAATTGTGGTTTAAATGGCTTTACAGCAACGAAAAAAGAAAATAGTACAAATATACCATCTGAACCTAAAAAAAGCGTAGAACAATTAGCACAAGAAGTTTTAGAAGGCAAATGGGGTAATGGTGCAGACAGAAAAACAGCTTTAACTAATGCAGGATATAATTATGAAGAAGTGCAAAGCAAAGTAAATGAACTTATGCATACAAATAAAGAAACAATATATGTTGTTCAAAAAGGCGATACTTTATCAGGTATAGCTAAAAAATATAATACTACATATCAAAAAATAGCTAAAGACAATAATATTTCCAATCCAAATTTAATATATCCTGGACAAAAGTTGATTATAAAATAAAAAATTTCAAACAAAAAAAGGAAATTAAAAAAAATAATGGAACATTTATATTAGGAGGTGATATAAATGTTTTTATTTGAAGAAATTATTAGTGATGAAGAACTAATGTTTTATATTTTACTTAATGATTAAGTAAGATTATTTTTTGGTCTTGCTTTTGGTCTTGTTTTTGTCAAATATTATCGTGTTTTTTAATATTTTTTCTATACCAATTTAAATTAAAAAGATTGACAAAAATGGTTATTTTGTAAGGAAAAAGCAAATATTTGTTGTAATATAACGATAAATAAGAATTATATATGATTAGTTTCTCCTCAGCTCCACCATTAATAAATTATTCGAACCATTGTGGCTCGTTTTTTTTATAAAAAAACAAAGTGACCGAATCATATTGATAATACCTTTTCTTGCGTTTTATTGCTTGATACTTTATTATACTTCCTTGCACCAATTTTTAGAATTATCTTAAATTTGTATCATGAATTAATGTTAAATAATTTGAAAAAAACATATTATTTATGTTTTACATAATAATGTAAATACTAAGTAAATACTAATTAAAAGAATATAATTTTAAACAAATATGTATGATATAATTAATATGGTGATAAGTATGTATCAAAAGTTTTTAGACGATTTAAGAAAAAAATATAATTATGATGATAATTTAATTAATGCAATAAAAATAAGTATAGTTGCCATGGTTGATACATATGGGGAAGAAAATATTAACAAAATATTAAATTTATTTTATAATACGAGAATATTTAGTACAGGTGATATGTCAAAAGAAAGTCGTGACAAAATAAGAAAAACTGTGTTAGGAGAAAGTAACAGTGATATTGTTGAAGATTTAGATAATGTATATGGAACTAACATAGATCCAGGTGCATTCTATTCATACGAGGCAATATATGATGAAAATATGGATGTTGTAGGTGAAAAAAGGTGGATAGTTGTAAATGATTTAAGTGGTAAGGTAAATGAAGAAGGATATAAAAAATTGTTTGATACTTCAATTAATATGCCATACTTTTTACACGAATTAAATCATGCGTATGCTATGCAAACACCAATATATGAAAAAAATAATAATGAGATAACTTCCAAACATGGTATGTTTAAAAACACAATAAAATATGATATTTCTACTGATAATAAAAAACATGTTAAAGATATAGATAATCAAGGAATAATTACAGAAGAAATGATAAACGAAATGTATACACAAAGACAACTTATAAAAATACTTAATAAAAGTAAATATGAAGAAGTTGAAAACGAATTAAATAATATTAATCATGTTTCAACAAGTTATAATTCATTACTTATAATGTTTGCAAATGAATTAGAAAACTTAATTGGGAAAGAAAGGTTAAGTGATTATAGAGAAAAAAATGATTTTTCTGTAATAAAAGAATTTAATGACATTGTAAAAAATTCCGAAATTGCTAAAAAATACATAGGTACAACTGATGCTTTTGAATACTTTTCAAGTAAATGTTATGAATTATTTGATTTATCTTTACATAAATATCAACTGGATATAGATAAATACAAACTTGAATCATATAAAATTATGGTTGATGTATTTGCACCTATATGCGCTTATAAAGAAGTTAAATATGGAACAAGCAATTTAGAAAAATATGAAAATTCTAGGGAAGAATATTTAGGAACAGAAGAAAAACAATATAAAACAAAATAAATACAGTATTTTATAATGCTGTATTTTTATATGCCCTTGCACTATTTATAAAACTTAAAAAAATATTTTTAGAATCAATATTATTTTTAAAATCTTTCTCTGGATGCCATTGAACTCCTAAAACAAACCTTTTATTTTTTATTTCAATTGCTTCAATAACATTATCTTCACTTAAAGCATCTATTTCAAATAAATTATTATCTTTACATCCCATATTGTGAAAGCTATTTACATTGATTTCATCTTTTTTTATTATACTATATAATAAGCTATTATTTTTAATATTTATTTTATGTGAAAAATTAGTATCATTTGAACTTTGATTATGATTGATTTTAGAATCTATTTTATACAAATTAATATCTTTATTATTGTAACAAGACAGTAATTGCATACCCATACATATACATAAAATGGGCATATTTTTTTTTATCGCTTTATCTAGAACACAACTATCAAATTTAGTAAATTTATTCCCGCCTGGAACAATCAATCCATCACAGTTGTTAAGGTAAAAATCAATTATTTTTTTTTCTTCATTACTTACTTCTGGAAATTCATTTGATTTAGTGTAATAAGAATCTGCATTAGTAGTAGGGCATAATATAACAGGAATTCCTCCAAGTTCTATTATTATTTTTCTTATATTTTCTGAAATATATTGAATAATTCTACCATCATCTGATTTATAACACCTTGGTAAAACAATTATATTTGGTTTTTTCATAAATAACCTCTTTCTCATAAAAACATTAATATTATTTACAAAAAAAAATAATTTATAAAAAAGTTATATTTCTATAACTCTTTTCTATCAATATTATCAGAATTCAAAGTAATATCTTTATTAACAAATTGAATTTTAAAATCACATTTATTAGCTATTATATCAACTGTTTTATAACTAGGCTCAAATCTTTCATTTTCATATTGAGAGATTGTGTTTTGTGGAATACCAGTTATATTTGATAGTTCTTCTTGCGTTAAGCCTTTTATTTTTCTCATCGTTTTTAAAATCTTGCCAATCATAATATAATCACCAACAAAAACATTATCTCATTTTCAGATAAAAAGTTCTTGAAATATCTTTTAGACAGATATATAATATAATTAGATTTCTTTTCTATCGATATTATCAGAGGTTAAAATGCACTCACCATTTTTAAATTCAACTTTAAATCCACAACATTTAGAAATTTTTAAAATCATTTCAAAAGTTGGTTCAATTCTTCCAGTTTCATATTGAGAAATAGTATTTTGTGGAACATCAATTAATTTAGAAAGTTCTGTTTGTGTTAGACCTTTTATTTTTCTCATTGTTTTTAAAATTTTGCCAATCATATAATCATCTCACGAAAATTATCTCAAAACTAGATAGTAAGATGTTATAATATCTATAATTGAGATACGTTAATATTATGGAGGAAAAATGAATAATTATTTAAAAGAATGCTTAATAAATTACATATTAAAAAATTATGATAGATATAAGAATGAAGGATTTCAAATTTGGCTTCATGATAATTATTTAAGAATTAAATATAATCATAAAATATATATTACAAAAATTATAATAGAAGAAAATAAATTTTATTGGCATTTAAAACCATATAATAAATCATATTTCTTAACAGAAATAAAAGGATATAGTTCATTTGAAGCAATAATATTTGCCATAAAAGATAACGATAATATTTGTTAAAACTTTGAGGCTATTAAAATTGTTTCTTTTTTTTTGTGAACATATAACATAATAGAAAGAGAAAACTCTTTCTAAGAAAGAAGTGGTTAGTATGGAAATATGGATTGGTCTTATATGTACAATAATGGGAATTATAATAAGCTATGTAACATTTTATTTAAATCAAAAAAAGGAAATAAAAAAAGATACTAGGGAATCTGCAGAAAGAAACATTAGGTTGGAATTAAAATTAGATAATATCTATAATAACTTAAGCGAAATCAGATTAGATCAAAAAGATATATCAAAGGTTTTAAATAGGTTAAATGAGAAAGTAGCACTTTTAGAACAAGCACTAACGGATGCACAAAAAAGAATTGAAAAATTGGAGCAAGGTGATAAACAAAATGGTTGATTTTCTTAATATACTTTATCTAATGGGAATTTTGGGATTAACAATTCTAATAAATACAATACTAGGAGTTTTTATTTCTTCTACAAAAAACGAATTTAATATAAAAAAATTGTTTTTAGGAATATTAAAATCTTTAGTGATTGGAATTTGTTTGTTTCTATTTATAATTTCATTAGAAATAATGCCACCTTTATTATCTAAAATTGGAGTACAAATTCCAGCTGGAATACCTGATGCGTTAGAAATTATCATTATATGCTTAACAGTTTATAAAAAATATGCTATTGACTGCTTTTCAAAATTTAAAATAATTTTAAATGGAGGTGATGAAAAATAGGATTTATATTAAAAGGTGTAAAATACTCACCTATAAAAAACATTTCAAATCAATTAAATATTTCTAGTGATTATGGAAATCGAACATTTTTAATGAGAGGGGAAAAAGTAACTGACTTTCATACTGGAATTGATATAACTAACTTAGGTCAAGTAACATGCATTGGAGATGGTAAAGTAGTAGAATGTGTAAAAAATATAAAAGGTTATGACAAAGTAAATAAAAGTGGTAATTATATAATGGTATATCATGGGAAAAATATAGAAGGTAAAAAAATATATACCAAATATAATCATTTAGATTATGGAAGTGTTAAATTAAATATAGGAGATGAAGTAAAAACAGGTGCTATAATGGGTACAAATAATATTAAAACAACTGGTTATTCTACAGGATTACATTTGCATTTTTCAGTAAAAGAAAATTCTTCCTATGTTGATCCCAAACCTTATTTAAAAGCAGTAAAACTATTACCAAATGTTATAGATGAATCATCAGATTCTGAAGAAACTATTTATATTGTAAAAAAGGGAGATACATTTTTTATGGGGAATAATGAGTAAAATTATTGATTTGTTTAGAAAAAAGTTTATAATATAAGACAAGAAAGGAGCTTTGTTAATGAATGAAAATTTTAATGTAGGAAATCCAACAAAAGAAAATATTGATTTTGCTTTTAAAAATTTAATATTTTATATTACAGCTTCAATTCAATTAGATATTTACAAGGAACAAAAAAAGAATTTTGAAAAAGTCTTAGTCGAAATTAATACGATTTTAGCAACATATGTAAATAAAGAAAGCCTAATATCTATAAATGAAGAAAAATTGCAAAATATAAAATTTGATTTAATTGATTTAGATACTGAAACAAAATCCTTAAAATCTTATTTTGCAGAATGGTCTTTGTTGTGGTTAGAGGCAATTATTTCTTTAAGAATGTCAGAAATTAAAATGGGAGGTGTTAATAATGGCAGATAGAGATAAGTATGGAAATTATGTAAATGATAAAGGGGTTACTATAAAGATTAATACAGATAAAAATGGTAATGATCATATTGGTTTTTATGGTGGTGAAGTAGATAAACCGCATGATGCGGCACACGTTAATGTAAATTATGATAAAGAATCATGGAGTTCTACAACACATGGACCTGATAAAAGTGATACAAATTCAGGATCAGGAGGTTGTTATTTAACTTCAGCTTGTATGAAATATTTTCAGGAAAAATTTGATGATAATTGTTATGAATTAACAGTGTTAAGGTGGTTTAGAGATAATTTTGTTTCAAAAGAAGATATAGAACATTACTATGAAGTAGCACCAATCATTGTTGAAACAATTAATAAAGAAGAAAAATCTGGTATTATTTATGATTATATTTATGATAATATAGTAGGTTATTGTGTTGAGCAAATTGAACAAGGAAACTATGAGGCAGCATATAACAGATATAAAAATAGTGTTTTAGTATTAGAAGAACAATTTACCAAACCAGCATTAACAGATAGATTTGTAAAAACTTTAAAATTAAAAACTAATAATTAGTAAAAATTAATCATCCTATAAATTTTAATGGAATTTAGATAATAGGATGATTTTTTAATGCTTTAATATATCATAATATAAAGATTTATTTAATGATAATCCTTTATATCAACCTACAAAGTAGGATGAATTTTGCAAGTGCAAAATCAGAATTGTGTATATGCGATTTCTTATAAAATAAGGATTAAATCGGGTATGATACACAATCTTCTTATCCTGCTATTTCATAATTTAGTGAATTATGAAATGGTTTAGGATGATAGATAAATTTTTCTATAATTTATGACTTGACTTCTTTAATTATTGGAGCTACTATGCATCATGAAAAGGAGATGATGTTTATGAATATGATGGAGGTTTATGATAGTAAGTAATATTGTTAGGTATGTTTTAAACATATCAAATAATATTACTAAAACAATTCTTATTGCCATAGAATTTATTGGAGGTATTAAACTCTATGGTTAAATACAATGTTAATTTAAAGTTTAAAGATGAGGGGAAGTCTTTAAATGAAATAATAACTGAAGTATTAAAAATTGAAATAAAAAAGCATTTTATGATGACTTGCAATAATTTGAAAGTAGAGCTACCATGTAATCGTACTCATTATTCCCAAAATGGAAGGAGTTATAATTGATGGCAGGGAATAATAGTTTTAAAGTAGGAATATATATAAGATTATCAAGAGATGATGGAAACATTGAATCTGATAGTATTATTAGCCAAAGAAGTTTACTAAATCAATATGTTAAAGAGAATAATTATAATCTAGTTGATGAATATGTAGATGATGGTTTTACTGGAACAAATTTTGAAAGACCATCATTTAAAAGAATGATTAAAGATATTGAATCTGGAAAAATTAATATGGTTATTACTAAGGATATGTCTAGATTAGGTAGAGATTATATAGGTACAGGAGAGCTAATTGAAAAGTATTTTCCAAATAAAAATGTTAGGTATATTGCTATTAATGATAGTATAGACACATTTATAGATAATACCAATAATGATATAGCCCCTTTTAAAGCAATAATGAATGATATGTATGCAAAAGATATTTCTAAAAAAGTTAAAACTAGTTTGCATTCTAGAATGAAAGAAGGGCTATATGTTTCAGGTAGATGTCCATTTGGATATATGAAAGATCCTAATAATAAAAATCATTTAGTTATAAATAATGAACAAGCAGATACTGTTAAATTAATATTTGAGTTAGCATTAAAAGGTAATACATATCATTATATAGCACAAGAACTTACCAAAAGAAAAATAAAAACACCAGCATCTTATTACAACTATATATGGAATACAAAGCGTGTAAATACTAATTGTATATCACAAAAGTATGGAGTATGGGTAGATACTACTATAAAAGCAATTTTGACTAACGGGATATATGTAGGAGATACAGTTCAAGGTAAGACTAAAAAGATTAATTACAAAATAAAAAAGGTAGTTAAAAATAAACAAAATGATTTTATAATAGTAGAAAATACACATGAGGCAATTATTGATAGAGATACTTTTAATTATGTACAAACACTTTTACCTAAAAATGTCAAAAGGCCAGAAAAGAAAAGATTTTACCTACTAGATGGACTTCTATATTGTGGAGATTGTAAACACAGAATAACAATCAGATATCAAAATAAAACAGGTAGAAGTTACACCACTTGTGATTATTATAGAACATATTCAAAATATCATGTTTGTACAACACATACAAACAATTATGAAAATTTAGAAAGAGTTATTTTAGATAATATTAGAGATGTATGTAAAGAATACTTAGATAAAAGCAAAATAAAAGATTCAATTAGTAATATGGAATTTAAAGATAATTCTTTGAAGATTAAAAAACAAATAGAAAGTTTGGAATTAACAAATAATAAGTTAACAGAAAACTTGGATAAAAACTATATGAATATGTTAAAAGGAATTATTGATGAAGAACAATACATAAGAGTAAGTGAAAATATTAAAAACGAGATAAGTAATAATAAAAAAAATATTGATAATCTTAAAAATGAAAATAGTGAATCTAATAAAATAGACAAAAAACAAATAGAAAAATATATAAATGAATTTTTATCACTTGAAAATCCAACTAGAGAATTGATAATTAATTTAGTTGAAAAAATTTACATCTATCAAGATAAACAGATAGATATTATATTTACATTTAAAAATGTTACATAAAAATTGTATCTGGAGATACATTATCAGGAATTGCAAAAAACTATAATATTACATATCAGGAATTAGCAAGATATAATAATATAACTAATCCTAATTTAATATATCCTAATCAAAAAATTAAAATACCATCAAAAACTTCTAATAATATAATAACTTATATTGTAAAAAAAGGAGATACATTGTGGGGAATAGCTTTAAAATATCTAGGAAGTGGTAATAGATATAAAGAGATAGCTGATTATAATAACATCTTAAATCCAAATAAACTAAAAATTGGTCAAACAATAAAAATTAAAACAAATTAATATTTTTTAATACATTAAATAAAATATTATAGGTGATGTTTTTGTTTATTTCACATAGAGGTAATGGAAAACATAATTATAAAGAAAATACAGTTAAATCTATAATAAATGTTTTAAAAGAAGATGTAGATGGTGTTGAATTTGATATTAGAATGACAAAAGATAAAAAATTTGTTTTGTCACATAATCCTGTAGTAAATGGCCTTATAATAAGAAAGAGCAAATATTATAAATTAAAAAAACATTTATCTAGTTTACAAGAAGTATTGGATAAAATAAAATGTAATAAAATTATATTAATAGAAATAAAATCTGAATTTGATGATGAAAAAATATTGTGTAAAAAATTATGTAACATTTTAAAAAAGTATAATCTTAATTTTTATATATGTAGTTTTAATAAAAAAATAATAAAATTTATGGATTTTAAATATAAAAAAGGGTTAATAATAGGGTATTATATAAATTATAAATATTTATTAAATAATTACAGTTTTAACATAGTTCATTACCTTTATAAAGATAAAATAAATAAAAATAAAGAATCATTTATATGGACAATAAATAATAAAAAAAAATTAAAAAATATCAACAATAATTCATATATAATTACGGATAAGTACTATTTAATCAAATAGTACTTTTTCTATTATTAATATTGAATTTTCATCAAAATTTTTAATTATTTTTTTTACTTGATTTCTTTTTTTTCTTTTTGTTAATACAATTATTTTTCCACAGTCATTTGTTTCAATTATTTTATAATTTTTTTCAATTAATTTATTTTCAATTTTACTTTTAATATTGGGATTTATAATACATGTAAGCATATTATTTCCCATAGCTATGCATTCTTCTATGTAACTGCCAACTAGAGAACCTAATGATGCACCTAGTATAAATGCAAGTGCTTTAAAGTAATCATTTTTGATATCTATTATTACGATACTTGTTGTTATAACCCAAACAAGTGTTATAAAGAATTGTAGTATCATACCAAGTATTTTTTTTCCGTTTGCCACAAGAATCAATCTTAGTGTGCTTAAAGCACTTTCAACAACTTTTGAAATAAAAATTAAGAAATATATCAT